GCCAGCCTGTAGCAGATGCCGCGCCCTGAGTGCCTGTAGCAGATGCCGCGCCCTGCCAGCCTGTAGCAGATGCCGCGCCCCGCCAGCCTGTAGCATGTTTGGAGTTTTCCGGGATGGCTTTCTCCATCGTGTACTTAACGGCAGCTTTTACAAGCCCAGCAATGCCGATTTCTGCTTTCACAGCAATCTTTTTGCCGCAGCGCTTGCTATCTTTGTTGCTTTTTTTATCGCTCACATCGTCCAAATCCACCTCACAGTAGCGGCTCATGTTGCCGGGGGCGTAGTATTCAAATACATCCAACGGGTACTCGCAGGCGTGAAAGCCTTTCTCGCACAGTTCGGCGGTGGGTTCCTCGTAGGTCTTGCCGATTTCATACTGGAAATCTTTGCATTTCAGGTCTTTATCAAATCCTTTATATGCTTTCATCTGGTTGCCTCCAAAAGATTGCCGCACAGCGGATTCAGGGCCAGCAGTGCGAGGATGGTTACGGGAATGTTCAGGCTGCCGAGCGCTGCCAGAAGCAGCACCAAATCTGCGGTGATTGCCAGCTTGACGGCAGCACTGGTAAGTGATAGAATATAGTTAGAGCTTTTTGCGATGCTCTGTTCGTTCTGCCGTCTCTGTGTGCCAGCACAGGGGCGGCGTTTTTTTGTTGCTGTCGCCATCATTCTTTTACTTCCTCCCATTCAAAGCGGCCCTTGCCGGAGTTGCGCCACTGGCCCAAGCCGCGCTTTGCGCCGTAGTCCAAACATTCGCGTACCATATCTTCCAGCTTTTCATCCAGGCATTCGATTTCAAATTCTGCGGTTGCTCCGGCGGGCACGCTCTCGCTCTTGGCGATGCTGACGCGCTCACCCATCGGGGTCTGTGCGCGCAGGGGGCGCTCACAGAAGCCCATCTTTAGGCCGTGAAGGTTGTATGGAATCTCACGCGGGGAAACGAAAATCAGGCCGTCAATGGCTTTCTTGTAGGCTTTCAACGCGGCACAGTGCTTGCCACCCGGATAGCCTGCCTTACCGGCAGTGGCAAGGGCCTTGCAGCTGTCCTTAAACATGCCCTTGATCTGATAATCGTAGATGAACGGCGTTCCGTCGGCAGTCTTGGGGAAAATGGTCGTTCTTTCCTCTGCCGCCTGCGCTTTGATGTTGTCGACTTCCTGCGCGGTCAGGTCATCGGTGGGGGCCTTGCTGGCGATGTAAGCGGCCAGCAGCTCCTCATTGCTGGGGCTGGAACCTAAAACCTCTTCGGTTAAAGTGATACGGATTTTCATTTGTGGTCGTCCTTTCTAATTGATAAATTACGGTTGCTCTTCAAGTCTTTGCTTTGCCGTCGCGTCGCAATGAAATGCTACGCCGTTGCGGTGCCCTTCTACGCCCTGCTTTGCCACTGCTGTGCTCTGCGTAGCTGTGCCTTTGCTGCTCCATACATCTCTTTGCTATTGCAAAACGATGCTAAACGGTGCTTTTCCAATGCAAATCCACTCCTTTCCAAGCTGCGCATCGCCAATGCCTTTCAGAGCATCGCCATTGCCTTTCATAGCATCGCATAGCCTTGCCATTGCATGGGCAAGCATGGCTTTTCCTTTGCTCCGCCTTTCCAAGCAATTCCTACGCTTTTTTGAGGAGGTCAGCGGCAAGCTGCAGCGCGTCGGCCAGCTGTTCGCGGTCGGATTTGGGCTTGACGGGGGTTGACCGGCGGACGGCGGCGGCGGGGAAGTAGGCGGCAAAGTCGTCCAGGGAGATGTCCAGCACGGAACAAACCTTGCAGGCTTCTTTCCAGAGCCAGGGAGAGCGGCCCCGGCATCGGTCACAAAAGACGGTGCGGTCCATGCCGCAGGCATCAGCCAGCGCACCTTTGGTGGTATAGCCTTTGGTTTTGATAAAGGCGGTAAAGGCGAGGCTTGTCATGGTGGTTACTCCTCCTTTCTAGTTATCGGCTAGCAAATAATCAACCGGCACGCCGAAATAATCAGCCACTTTCTTTAGCGTCGTGATGCTGGGGCCGTAAGGCGATTTCTCCCACTTGCCAAGTGCGCCGTTTGAGATTCCGGCGCGTTCCTCAAGGATTGTGCGGGAAATATTGTTTTTTCGGCACAGTGCATCAATTTTCGAAATATTCACCTAGCAAAAGCTCCTTTCTAGTTGACTATTGCTAGAAAATATGCTACTATGAACTTGCGAAATTTATAACAGCATATTTTTAGCTAGTCCGCTGAATTTTAGGGGGCTTGGTTTTTTGTTGCCCTCTGTGCTATCTATTATACTAGCATTTATGCTAGATGTAAATAGCTTTCTAGCATTTTCTAGCGAATTAGCAATATGCACAAAGAAACGGTGTGATTTGTGTGCGATACGTGGAAAAAGCCAAGAAAATAGCAAAGAAAAAAGGAATTGCCTTCACGCATATTAGTACAGAGCTCGGAAAAAGTCGGGGCTATTTGTCTGAAATGCTAGCAAACGGGCGCGATTTGCCAGAACACATGCTAGCCGATGTTGCCAGTTTGCTAGGAGTCACCGTTGCCGACCTGACCGGGGATTTCAAAAACGAAAAAAAGCCCACCGCACAAGGCGATGGGCTAGTATCTGGTTTGCCGCAAGATGTACAAAAAATTATTTCTCTTTGCCAAGAGAACCCTCAGCTTGCAAGCGCTCTATTAAATCTTGCGCAGCAGTTACAAAATCGGTCATCTGATCAGGCGTAAATTCTGAAATAATTTTTATAAGTTTTTCTGTGTCTGTCATTGCTGATTCCTCCAATCAAATAAGGTTGTGATACTATGGGCTTTTTTGACTTTTTGAAGCCGAAACCAAAAGTAAATGTTTCCATAACTACACATGAGCCGACTAAAGATGAAATTGCAAAGCAATACACTAATTACTGCAAAGCGCAAGCAGAAAAGCGGCACGCAGAGCAGGAAGAGCGTGCAAATGAGTATTTCTTGGCGCTTTCCGCTGATGATCTTGCAGACAAAAACGGCCTGAAGCCAACAGAAATTTTAATGCTTTCTTATTTAGAGAAATATTCCAGTGGAAAGCCTGTTGCAAAGTTCTGGCATTATGATTATGGTGTTGATGACGTTTGGCCTATAATCAAAAAATTGGAATCAATGGGTTTTGCCAAAAACGGGAAATTGACCGAAAAAGGAAAAGAAGAAATAAAAAATAACGAATATGTTTATTTTTGGCACAGAAAAACTTACGCTCGTGCTACTTTTTCCTTGTCAGAGTTTTGCCGCGCCGTAAACGCTCGAAGAGACATCCCGTATCGGGATTTAATATGGGAGAAATACAATAAACTATACATGGGAGCAATTTCGTCTCCCAAAAAATGTCGTGATTTACGATATTCTATGTATGAGTTTTTGGTAGACGAAAAAAAGTTTGAAACGGCTTTTTCTATGCTACTTGAAATACCTTTTTATGATATGAATTGCCAATATCCTTTTATAGCTCCTGGAATTATGCAGGAACTAAAGAAAGCCCAAAAAAACGCTGGCTTTACTGAAGAACAAATTTTTGATATGGCAAAAGAAAGATACGGTAGGATGCTTGTTGAAACCCCAACTGTTACTGCGATAGATGCCGCAGGTATTGTAACATCCTACATTTTTGGAAAAGATGGGATTGCGCAGAGGGTTCTAAAATCTTACAAAATAGATTGCAATAGATTGTTTTCCAAATAAACCGTTGATTGTATTTTACACAACTCGCAGTTGTATTTCAACACTTTCACAAAAATTCTTACTTGTCAAGTCTTTGCTGTCCTATATATCGGATTTTCAGCACTTGACAACAACTTTTTTTGTCGCTTCCGCCCATGATGGGACGGCGGCTTGTTTACCAGCCTTTCCATTTGTCTGCCCCCTTGACCAAAATTGTACTGCACCCACAATATGCTTTTTGTCAAAGGCTGTAAATGACCAATATCGACAACTTATTGATATTTGCATTGGGTCTGTTGGTTTTATCCGCTACTAAACAAAAAAGCCCCTGCCGGTGTTCGTACCACCGACAAGGGCAAAGAGCCGTCAACATAAAAAGTTGACGGCATTATTATAACACACAAAAAAAGGAGCCGCAATATGAAAAGAACAAATACAGCGAGATGGATTGAATCTGCCCAGCGCTGGCAGATAAACGTGCAGAAAGACGGCGTGCGCAAAACCTTTACCAGCGCCAAGCCTGGAAGAACCGGCCAGAGGGAAGCAAACAAGAAGGCGGATGACTGGCTGGAAAAGGGATTGCAGACGCGAACCTATACCGTAGAGGCGGCTTACGCTGAGTTTATGACACGGCAGATGAAAGTATCATCTGAGGGAAACTGGAAGCCCATGCAGGGCCGGTATAATGCCTGGATAGGGCCGAGAATCGGAACCAAGCGATTGACTGCAATCACAGAGCAGACAGTGCAGAACATCCTTGATGACGCTTTTGCTGCTGGCCGGAGCAAGAAAACAATCAAGAATATAGCAGGTGATCTCCGGGCTTTCTTCAAGTTCTGCCGTCGGTCTGGATGGTCCACATTTGAGCCGGAAGACCTGCATGTACCAGATGGGGCGCGCTATAAAGATCGGACCATCCTGCAACCGTCTGACATTGTGACGCTTTTAAACGTGGATACTACCTTATACAGAGGGCGCAGGGTGCCGGATGAACGCATCCATTATTACCGGCTGGCAGTGTTTACCGGGATGAGGCCCGGCGAGCTGCTGGGCCTTGAATGGGGCGACATCCAGGACGGGAAAGCATTGATACACAGATCAGTTACTATATATAAAAGGGAAACAAGAGGGAAAAACGAAAATGCACCGCGCGCTGTCGTGCTGTCGGCGCGGTCGATGGCCGAGCTGGAAGCACAGAAAGAGTTGACCGGAATGCAGCAACGGGTGTTCATCCAAGAGGAAGAACGGAACGTCCGGCGGGGGTGGGAGCGATACTGCGAGGCAAACGGCATTACAAAATGCACCTTGTACGAGCTGCGGCACACATTCGTCAGCATTGCGGCAAACCTGCCGATGGGGCAGCTGAAACAGACTGTAGGACACAGCCGAAACATGGACACCTACGGGGTATATTCTCATGCGATCAATGGACAGGACAGAGCGATTGCAAACAACCTTGAAAACGTCTTTGATGAGATTGTAAAAAGTACACACTTTTAGTACACACTTTTTTCTGTGGGGACGTTTTTTAGGGGCGGAAATGCAAAACGGCGCGTTGAATAAATAGCGGCAATACGATGATTTGGAACGGGCGGGTTTTAATCCGTCAGGGTTCGAGTCCCCCATCCTCCACCACAAAAAACACCGTAGATTCGTTGAAATCTACGGTGTTTCCTTTTTCAAGTACACACTTTAGTACACACTTGCTTATTTTCTCTGCAAGCTGTGTACCAAATCGTTATACACTTCCGGCCGTGCTTCTTTCAGCGCATCCATAAACTCATCCAGCACACGCCACACTCGCCCGGTATCGGCCTTGCTTACAATTTCCAAAAATTCACTCATCCTGTAAACGCTCCAATTTCCGCATTACGTTATTATAAACTTTAGGGTTTGTTACATACAAGGCAGACATAAGCTCATCCAGCACGTTCAGCGCTGCTGTGGTGTCTACGTTTGACACAGCCTGCAAAAAGTCACTGCCGCCAACAGCAGCCCTTGTGGGTGGCTCTGCCGCTTCGTAGTAACGCGCAGGCTCTTGCCATTCTGCTTTTTGTGGGGCAGGGGATACATCTGCAAGTTGCTGATTTTTCACAACATACAGCGCCGCCAGATTTTTAACTCTGGTCATGGTAAGTTCGCTATTTTCGATTTCGGCTATAGCGCCGTCAATCTCTCGCACGTCCACCATAGCCGCCACCCCCGTCAAGTGTTTTTCAGTTCATCGATGCAATGCTGGATAGTCTCGCGGTCGTATCCATCGACGTTTCGCAACATGTCTTCCAGCTTTCGCATCATGCTGTCTCGCGCATCGTCTCGGCTGTAATGGCCGCGCACATAATGCGAACCGCGCCGCGCATAGCTACTGCCGCGTCCATAATTGCCGCGCATGTTGGCGTTCCAATCACCATCCCGGCTGTAATCTTCATCGCGGCTGTAACCGCTTTCTTCCAGCATTGTGATTTTGTCGATGTTTTTTATAGTGTCGGTCAACTTGTGAACAGTTTCCAAGTCGCCAGCAGACATTTCGCCTTTTTTGCCGATTTCGTCCAGCTCTGCGCACAGCATGTCCTTCAAATCGTACATAACTTTCATACTCATAATAGCACTCCTTTCAGCTCACTCTCTCAACCATAAAGTTTGCGTTCGCAAACAAAACGGTTTGTGTGCTTGTGTTTTCGGCGGCAACGGTAAGGCAGCAGCCGCGCGGCACTTCCACAAACGCCGTCACGTAAATATTAAAATAGTTTTCTACTGCTGCCGGTGTCACGGTTGCACTCGCACTGTTCAGCGGTTCTCCGTTGATGGAAAGTGCAGCCGTAATAGCTTCCACTGTGCCGCCGGTAGGGATAGCAACGTTTGCACCAAATCCCACTTTAAAGCGAGCTTTGCACTGGTTAGTAATGCCGCGCAGCGTAACAATACCAGCGCCCTCTCTGTGTACGACACAGCCCTTACCCGCTACTGCCGTTTCCGTCAGTGGCACGTTCTGGCCTGCTGCCACGCTCACGGTATTGGCGTTTGTAAATTCAGCCATAAAATCATTCCTTTCAAAAAATAGTGGCGGGACGATTGCCCCGCCACATTTTGCATCATCGGCACGGGGCCGAACATGTCGGCTGTTCCGACAAGTTGCCGTATTCGGTTTTAGCAGCCGCAGCCGTTGCAGCCGTTATAAGTGCCAGCTGCCCAGGGGTTGCAAGACTGGTAGGCGGGCACAGGCAATGGGCGCAGCTGGTTCAGCAGATAGCTGTTCTGCGCCGCCTGACTTGCGGCAAGCTGAGCAGCGAAAATCTGCTGGTTCTGCTCGGCAATCTTGGCGTCCTTAGCTTCGATGCGCTGTGCGGTCATCGCGTCAAGAATCGCTCTTGCGTTGGCGTTCTGGTTGTCGATGATGTCGCGCGTACCAGTGTTGATGCTCTGCCGGGTCTCGCATGCCTGCGTGGCCAGGTTGTAATTCACTCCCTGGATTGCTGCGCGGGTCTCGCAGCAGCAGTTGGCCTGCTGCATCTGCATGGCATTCAGCTGCTGCATAAACGCCGCCTGCTGATTTGCACGGCTGATTTCAGCCGACATAAAGCCCTGCTGCATAGCGTTCTGCACACCGTTTACAAGCTGCGCCTGCTGGTAGAAACCATTGCACAGGCCATCGTTCACACTGTCGATTTTTCGCTCAACGTTGGCGAAATCAGAGGTCAGCACATAGCCGTCAACCACCCCAGCGCCGTTGCCAGCACCAAAGCCGCCATTGCCACCCCAGTTACCGCCCCAGCCGCAAAATACGAACAAGAACAGAATAATAATCCACCACGCGCCGTCGCCTCCAAAACCCCAGCCGTTGCCGCTGTTGGTATTTGCGGGCTGAACAGGCATCGTCATTACAGTGCCGTCCGAAGAAAGACTCATGTTATTCTCCTTTCAAAAAATATCAAAGTTAATGTATGTTCACCGTGCGCACGGTCAAACCTATTTCAGAAATCCTTGAAACTGCTGCGCCATCGTCTGCAACTGGTTAAGCTGCTGCTGGCTCATCTTCCCGGACTGTAGCAGTTTCTGCACCTCTTGTTTTGGGTCGCCCTGAAAATTTTGCCGAAATTGCTGAAACTGCTGCATCATCTGCTGAAACTGCCCCATCGGGCCGGGCAGCTTACCGCCGCCCAGAGCATTAAACAGTGGATTTGGCATTGTTATCACCCTTTCCCGGCTTATCTGCCGTCAGCGCGTCAAAGCGGGCACGTAGAGCGTCAAACTCTGCTCGCGTGACAAACTTATCGTCTACTGTTTCGGGCTTCTGCGGGGCCTGTTTGCCGCGCTCTGTGTAGTCAAATACTCGCAGTGGTTGCGGCATCCCGCTTGCATCAGTAGACTTGATGTAGAACACACTGTTTTCGCTGTCCATCAGTAGCACACTGTTTCCAGCCGCCACCATGTAGGCCTTCGCGCCCTCTTCACCCTGCACCCAGATGATAGGCGCGGACTGCTGCGGTTGCTGGTAGTTCTGCCGCAGCTGCGCCAGCTGGTCTGGCATTGCGGACGGCTGCCCCATCGGGTAATATCCCGGCGCAAATCCGGGCTGATACGGTACGCCAAACGCCATTGTCAATCATCCTTTCTGCCAGTAGTACAGCGGCACTTCATCTCCGCTGTCCCATGTATCTAGCCAATCCCCATTCTGCACGCACACAACATGCGTAGCCATTGCCAAAATGTATGTTCCGTCCGGGTGGTCTTTTGCAAACTGCGCCACTGTGTAACAATCCGGGCAGCTGTTTGGCAACGTGTAGCGCTTCCACCCGCATCGGCGCAGATAGCTGCCCCAAACATAGTTTGCAGACGGCATATCATGTAGTTCAAATCCTGCCAACACAAGCGCCGCATATACAGCCGCCCACTCTTGATGCGTGGCGGCCGCAATGGCTCTGACGGTGCAATCGCCAACGCGCTTTTGCTCTGGGTTTAGGTTGATTTGCCTATATGCCATCTGCACCGCTCCTTTTTCCTTAATTGTACAAAAAAAAACGGCACAACGTAGGCCAGTAAAGTGCCAACATTGTGCCGTCTTTGGGACAAAAGAAAAAAGGGCGCGGCCGCAAAAGCAGCCGTGCCCTTTAAATCAGCCTATTTTGTTTTTGATGCTGTGTACGCGCCGTTTTACCGTGCGCTCGCTGCAATTCAGTTCCGCCGCAATATCCGCATTGCGCCAGCCGCGCCGCCGAAGCTGCAAAACATCTGTTTCTTCATCGGTCAGCAAACCGCCGACAAAATCAAACTTTGGCATGATTACTCATCCTTCTTGTTCTTGCTTTCGGTCTGTGTGCCAAAATAAAAGGCCACGACCATTGTGACAATGGTCATGACCGTGTCAGGCTGTAATTTGCTTTGCAATGCCAGTACCGCAAAAACCGCAACTACCACCAGCGTCACAATGGTTTTTACCTTGATAAGCGCTGCAAGATTTTTCAAAAAATCGCCCATAGATATGCACCTTCTTTCAGCCGATCAGATGCTTCTGCAATGCTTCCTTTGCTTTCTGCATCTGGTCAATGTTGTTCCCGTCAAGGTTGTGGTCAAGCAGGGCAAGCAGCGCCTGCATGGTCACATGCTGCCCATCACCCATGCGGTCAAGCCGCAATTTGTCGTTTTTCAAAAGAACCTCCATAGCGTTCACCCGCGCTTCTAACTTGGTAATGCGTTTGTCCTGGTCGGTTTTTGGCTTTTTTACTGCGGTAATTACTTTGCTGATAGCCAAGCCCCCGGCATACAGTCCGGCAGCAGCACCCGCCGCGTAAATCAAAAACGCCCAGGCCTCCGCAAGTGTAAACGAAAATACATGCTGCATCGGCATCACACCTCCACAAATTTAGCGTGATACGCTTTGTCGTTGTCCAGCCCGTACTTCTTGGCGATGATGTAGAACTCCATCGCCGCAGCGTTCGGAAGGACGACGTGATCCAGCCAGACCTCCTGATGCGTCGGCGCGGCGGGCCTGTCCTCTTTGATGGCGGCATCGTACCGTGTCAGGTTGAACTTCTTCACGACAGCCAGCAGACTGGACGTGTAGGTCGGGCTGGTCGCCCAACCGTCGGCGCGGATGTACTCGCACGCCTTGTTGATGTCGGTACAGCCGACAAGGTTCGAGTAGCGCGGCATGGTCGTCAGCTTCTTGATGTAGTCCTCTACACAGGCGACCATCGTATCGTAGGCGCGGAAGCCCGCCGTGATAGTGATGTACTTGCTGCCGTCCCACTCCTTCGTGGCCTTGTTGTATACTCTGCCGCTCCAATTGCTGGCCTTGATGCCGAACAGGTTGTTTGCCTGTACTGCAAGCTCGCTCGTGCCGTAGGCGCTTTCAAGGCAAGCCTGCGCAATGCACAGCGACGGCAGAAGATGTGCGTTCAGGCAACGGCTCTGGCACTTCTCGGCCATGACGTCAATGAACGTCTGCTCCTGCGTCTTGGCGGGCGCAGCGTCGGCCACGCCGCCCTTCAGGCGCGTTGTGACCTGCGCCGCAATGTCTGGGAACTTGCTCTTGAGATAAGGACCGGGGCAGGCCGTGGCGGCGTAAAAGCAGTGCATCGTGAGCGAGCCGTTCTTGTCGCCGGTATAGGTCAGTTTCTTGATGCCGTTGCGGCGGCAAATGTCGGTGCAAAGGTCGAGCAGCGCGGCATACGCCTTGTCGCTGACGTGCCAGTCCGGTGCGCCGCTGTCGTTAGCGACTTCAATAGTAATTGCCCGTTGGTCGTTCCACGGGCTGGAACTACACCACGACCTGTCCGCCTCGTGGCAGAACAGCCCGATACGCCCGCTGGATTCGATGGCGTAGTTTGCGCTCATCTGGCGAGAGGTTTTACCGACAAGAGCGCCGAAAGCCTCAAGCGTTGTGTTGCCAGCCATGTGGTGGACGGTAATCTTGCTGATGGGCTGGCTCCGGGGCCGGTTGCAGTTTGGGCTGATGGCCGTGTAAGCGGCCAGTGCAGAATCACTCATTCTCGTCCTCTCCCTTCCCGTTCGACAGTTCCTTGTCCATTTCGGGCGACAGAATCATTTCATCATTCATCGGTTTCACTCTCCTTTTTGTTCCACAGGCGGCACAGGCCACTCCACCGCGTAGGGCCTGCCGGTAGGTCTTTCAGTCGGACTTCACCGTTTGAAAGTCTCATGATTTGTTGTCCTTTCTGTTTGATAGTCAGCTAAAGCCCTCTTTAGTTAATTGGTTTTAGGGCAACACTCTAAAAGTTTTGACTTTAACTTTGGAACATAGTATAGTCTGTATGCTTCTCCGTTAGGGTGTGTTGTATCTGTGTGTATACCATCTAAGTTTGCATCACCCGTTCCATACGCTTTGTTATTTGCGAGCACGGACATATTTAACCCGCCACTATTCCACATATCCAATATGGGAACGCACCATTTTTTGCAAATTTTTTCCGCAGTTTGATATAAAGTTTCCGTTCCATCATTGTAATGGCTTGGCATTTTGTGCTCCGTCATGTATATCAACTGTGCTCCGGGCCAAGCGTTCAAAATTCTATAAATTGCAGTTTCAAATGCACCGGAAAAATTCGATGTATCGAGCAAACCGATGTATTCTTCTCCGAAGTCATCGTTGCTTGACGGCTCTGAAAAATCGCCAACCGATGTAACTTTTAGATCATTGATTCCTCCGGCAAGAAGCACAAAGTCGGGCGTAATAGGGCTCGCCGATATAGCATCGTTAATCCTTTTTAAGGTATAATTCCCGCCTCCAGCAGTAGACATTGTGGAACCACTGACAGCAAAATCAGTGCAGACCATATCGTTATCAAGAGCAACAAGCTCTGCGGGGCCAAGGCGTTTATCGCCTACCAAATTACCTTGCCCATTTGATATGCTATCACCGAAATTATATATTGTTTTCCCTTTTAACGGATTTGAATAGCCATACTTCTCAATTTGTAGTTTAAGCCATTCCTGCAACAACTTACTTCCGTACTCTTCGTATTCTGTTTCTTTTTCAGCAAGTGCAACCCACGGCTTTTCCTCTGTCATGTAAAAGCATACGCATAGCAAGCCACTTTTTTCTACATTGAAAATAAACGGGCCTGTTTTATTTTGTGTATTAGACTGCAAGACCAACTTATTTTCTGCGCTGTCAATAACGCAAGACACCCTATGCGAATTTCCAATATAATACGATTCTCCGGCTTTAACAGGTATGTTTAGATAGGACTTGTACGTTGTATTTGATGAGGTCGAAATTCTATTTGAAATTGTAATAGCTGTATTTTCAAGCATGTTGTCTGGGTTTATAAGGTTTGCGCTAATCCGAACTAAATTTTCTTCAAGAATAGAATTTGTACTCTCTATATCTTCCTTTAGCTGACTAACCGCCTCCTTGTTCTCGGAAATTTGTGTCATAGAATCCTTGATGCTGTTGGCAGTGTTGTTGGCATCATCCGCCGACTTTTTAGCCGCCGCCGCGCTATCAGCAGCGCTGTTCTCGGATTTCGATGCTGCTGTAGCTTTTTCTGCCGCAGCATCGGCATAGCCACTTGCGGCATCTTTTGCTGCGTCAGCATCTTGCAGGGCGTTTTCCGAGCCCGTTTTTGCTTCAAGCGCCTTTTTTGCCGCGTCCTCTGCTCTCTGCTTGGCAGTTTCAGCCGCCTCTGCACTCTGTGCGGCCTCGCCAGCACTGGTGCTGGAAGCCTTAGCGGCACTGCCGGCCACGCCAGCAGCTTGTCTAGCGGCACCCGCTGCATCAGCGGCTGTCTGAGCAGCATTTTCGGCGCTGCCCTGTGCGGTCTGAGCTGCTTTGGCATTCTTAGCGGCCGCACTGGCGGAGGATGCGGACTCCTCTGCCTTGCTCGCCGCGCTCTTGCTGGATGCAGCAGCGTCCTCGGCGCTCTTTTTGGCGGCCGCTGCACTGGCAGCAGCGCCGCCCGCTCCCTCGCCCGCCTTTTTGGCCGCATCCTCAGCGGCTTGTCGGGCGTTCTCGGCGGCGTCCTGCGCCGCCGTGGCAATGCTGACGGCATTGTTCGAGTTGGCAAGAATCTGCTGCACCACATCCGGCGTCGGCGTGCCGGGGTTGTCTCCCTCGATGTCAGAGTGCGGCTTGATATTGTATCCCATGTCCACAGTAATGCGCTGCACGTTTTCCGCAAGCCCAACAAAAACAATTCTGCCAACGCCTGCCTGCTTCGCCGTAGCTTCCGGCGGTACGGCAAGCATACCGTCTGCCCCAACAACAACCTTTTTCGCAGTCCCGTTCGGCGCGTGGAATACGGCCAGAATGTCCAGCCCATCCCAACTGTCATCTGCCGTCACATGCAGCTCCTCGATACCGTAACTGTCAAAAGTTCCAAGCTGCAGAGAGCCAGGCTTTACGTTGTACCCCTGCAGCACTACTTCATGCGTCATGCTCCCTCCATCTCTGCCATTACGGCCTCACGCCATTTCTCCGGCACTTTGTCCAGCGTAATCAGCCCGCGCTTGATGCAGCAGATATAAAACTGTACCATATCATTCACCTCCGGCCAGCATCTGGGCCAGCTCCAAAATGGCCGCCGCGTTGGCGTCCACCTGTTCCTGCAGCGTGGGTTTTTCCCGCTCGGCCAGTTCCTCTGCCGTGTAAGCGTGGTAGAACTGGCAGTCCTCGTACACGTCATGGGCAGGAATGATGCACATAAGCCCCTGCGGGTTATCCTCGGTGACAGTGCCCTGCATCACTTCCTGGCTCTCCGGCACATGCTCGGCAACCCGCCTGGCGGTGTAGAGATAACCGGCTGACAGGTCGGGAGAAGTCAGCTCCTCGTTGGTGATTTCATCGTAGATTTTCATTTTGTACCTCGTTATTTGTAGACGTAAATTTCTACAGTAGCAACTTCAATTTTTTACCGCCAGGTGTTCTCGGCGACATTCCCATAAAATCACTCGCTTCCATTAAGTTGTAAGTATAATCAATGTTGCAGATGCTGTAGAATAATAATCCATGTACTGACTGGGGATACTGATGACATCTCCTGCACTTAATTTTTTTTCAAGGTCAAAACCGCTGTCAATAAAAGGGCCGAAAATTGTAACATCATTGCATTTCAAATAAGCCTTATAGGCGGAATCCCGTGCCTGCACCCAGCCAATAAGCCGATATGTACCCGCTTTTTTAATATGGATTTCAAAAGTGCCATCTGAAGCGCTTGCCAATTTCTCGTTACAGTAAAGTGCCTTAATGCTTGCCGACCCCATCCCGTATTCATAGATTTGTGCAAGCGTTTTCCCTTTTGCGTTCTCTCCCGGAATCCTCGGTGCTACTCCCATCAGCAGCCACCACGCGCAGCACATGCCGCAGATTTCTTACAATGTTTCATGCTAAACCTCCATCAGCTTTGAATGACCCACCGCGCCCGGATTTCGGCGGTGGGCTTTTTTTCACCTTAACCAGCACCGAATTGTACGCCGTGACCGTCACGCCGTCGTTGATGATGTCCTGCACTTCATTCAGAACATCATCGGTAGCGGGCACCCCGGTCTTGTCGTAGCCGATGCCGGACAAAAACTCGCTGGCAGCCGTCACCACCGGCGCATGGCTGTTCGCGCAGGTCAGCGTGGCCGTCTGCTGGCACAGCAGGTCTTTGGCCTGGTCTGCGCTGCTGCAGGCCGTCCACCCGTTCAGCGTAAGCCTGGCGTAGTAGATGTTGGAGACCTTGTCGATTGCCTTGAAAATATCGGTCTGCCGCCCCTGCGGGTCATAGGTCGATCGCATCATCGTAGCCGTTCCCGCATGCAGCTGATCTAGCTCAGTTTTAATTTGGGTAAGAAAAGCAGCAAATTGTTCTTGCATTACCTTGGTATCAACGCTTACCCAGTCAGTTACAAGCCCGCATACTGTGCTGTCAAGTCGTTCATCGGTAATATTGGCCGACGTGATTTTGCTTGCTGCCGCAGGAATTGCAATCTGTGCAAGCGAAATCTGCCGCAACAGACTATTGTTTGTCAGTGCCGGTGCAACAGGTGTAGAAGCCGCCGTACCTTTCAGCACTTCAATGCGCGGTTTTGCTGCATAGTCTACTGTGTCCCAACTCACAACAACACGGTCAATACGCGGCAATACAGCATTCGCCAGCGGGATTGTCAGCTGTAACTCGCTGCCGGTCTGTTCTTTGGTATCATTCCAAAAAACCGTACCGTCTGCTTTGTCGTTCGCAAGCCAACCAACACCATCCGATACCCTTACCGTCATATTGCCGTTTGCAGTAACACTTAAATTGCCATCCGCGCCAAAAACGCCGCTTGTACGCCCGTGCAGCCACTTCATGACATTTTGTGCCCCGATGTATTCGTCAACATTATTCGGGAAATTTTTAATTTCTGCCACTGTATCACCTCAACACTGTTAAAATCGGGTCGCCAATAACCAGCTTAACGCTCGACCCGTTTGCATCCTGTGAATACTTTGCCGCCGTGATTCTTGCCTTGTACTTTACACCAAGCCGCAAAGAAACGCACCAAACCAAATCTCCGACATTATATGCCGTGCCCAGTTCATCGCCGTCCGCGTCAATGTCAAATCCGTTTCGGTTCAAATGGCTGCCTAGCTGCAACGCTGCATACTGCTTAACGCGCGTCTGAAACGCAGCGTTTGTCTCGCCATCCTGCTGTGCGTCTCCGCTGAACCTCGCCCATAGTTCGCGCCGTTCCGCATCGCTGGCCGTGCCAGCCTGCACCACAAACTTTGTACCGTCTTTGTACTGCGCTTCACAGTAGCACACATTTTTGTATTCAGAAATATCCTTGTCAACTACCAGCCCGGGCGCCGTTCCGCGTTCCTGCACAAAAAGGACCGCGTTTAATCCCTCTGTACGGTCAACGCCCTTATACAATTCAAACGTTTCCGTTTTGGCTCTGTAGTCCAAAACCATCCGATTCCCAATCTCGGCATCTGTCAAAATCGGCTGTATGCAGTTTAACAGTTCATCCCCGTACACCTCTGTTGCTTTCACGGTTTCTGTCAAGCCTTTTTTCTTCGCCAGCAGTACAGGCAGCCCGCGCAGGTTGGCAGTAATAACGCTGTATACATCTGTTTCCACGTTGGCAATGCTGGCAGTTGCCGCAATAACACGCCGGTTCAGTTTGTTGTTCAGGCTGTAACCGTTCAACGTGATTTCGCTGTTATCGCAATTGAACTGTATTTCTTCCACCGTATACGCAAGTCTTCGCTCTACAATGTACAAAACAGCATCCAGCTCCACTATCCCGATGTTGTACTCATCCATCGGCAAAACTACCGTAAATTTTCCCACATCGTTATAGTAGTCGCTGAATTCGTTGCTGATCGCGTGCGTGATTTCGTGTCGGTTGCCAAGGTCGGGGGAGAACAGCTCTAATCTCATATTACCGTTACACCCGCACTTTCTTCCGCAAACGAAACACTCATCTCAACGTTTTCAAGCCCACTGTCCGCAGTAGGTTTCCACGCATTATCGCCCGTATGGATTCTGTACAGTGTACTTTCAAGCGTAAGTGCACCACGGCAGTCACCGTCCTTAGAGCTTGTGACCGTTGTTTTCCCGTGCGATGTCTTGATAACGACGCGCTCATCTTCCACAAGCGTTTTTTCCAGCCGCAACACTTCACCTGTCAGCATGTTTTCAATGCCTACGTTTGTTGCCGTCTCGCCAACGCAATTGATTTCCAGAATAAACGGAACATCAAACTGCCCGAAATTCTGCAAAACAATGTATTTCAGCACAATGACTTTGCCGAAATAATACGTTTTGCTGATATTCCATGGAAATTTAAAACCTTTTTGCACGCCGCGCAGCTGCATTGCCTTTCGTTCGCCACTTTCCCAATACGGGTAGGGGGCAAGCAAGCCAAGCTGAAACGGCGCGCCGCGTTTTGATGCGCCAATGGTAGGCGATGCCGTTACAATAACGTCTATGTGCCAGTCTCCGGCATATAACAACCCGGTCAGGTCAGGCCGTACAACGGTCATAAGCGCGTCTTTCAGCGCTTGCGCGTCATTGCCTATAACTCTGCCATTGATGGTAATAGGCCGCGTCTGAATGGCCTTAGATTGCACCGTAGCGCCTACTTGACCGATGCCCTGCGCCGTGTTGGCAGTGACCGAAATTGTATCAATGCCATCCGGCTTGCTTATAAGATAACCATGCTCATAGTCAAACACGATAGACTGCCCCAGCGAGTTGACGTATTTAAAAGTCTTGCTTAAAAAACTCATATCGCCCACCTCGCCCGCTGAAAATACGCTGCTGTACTTGCTGCCAGTTCAACCGGCGTTTGCTTTGCCGCGTAGATAGTCTGGTTTACAACAAACCCCGTGCCGCCCTGTGCGCCGTTTCTGCGGTAGTTGTCGGCTTCCTGTGCTGTCAGAACCATTTCACCGCGATGCAGATTCGCCACATAGTTATTAAAAGGCACATAATCCAAGCCGCCTGCATGACTGCCATTTGTATTTGAATTTTGATTGACATTTACATCAACGGAACGGTTTCCAAACAGACTATTCCAAAGACCATTGAACCAGCTTACAAGTCCATCCCATGCGGCAGCAATTCCGCCTTTAATCCCTTCGACAATAGAATTGCCAATCTCAAAAATTGTAGTGGACAAATCAGCAAATGCTTGCACAAGCGCCGCGATTAATTCAGGAACAGTGGCGATAAGGTCAGGAATAGCATTCATAATACCAGTGATAATGGCAGTCAGAATATCAAAGCCTGTCTGGATAATGGTCGGGCTGTTTTCCGAAATGTACCCTGTAATTGTAGTAATGATTTCCGGGAGTGCTGCAACAAGTACGGGAATCGTCGTAATGATGCCGTTTACGAGCGAGATCAGCATTTGAGTGCCATTTTCCAAAATATCCGGCAAGCGTTCTGCGAAATAGGAGATCAACGCCGTAACAACATCATTTGCAGCTTGTGCAATTTCCGGAAGATGGTTCCAAATGCCACTTGCAAGCGCAATAATCATTTCGCCAGCTACATCTAAAATTGCTGGCAAATTTTCAGAAATTTTGCTGGTAATTGTCATAACCAAGTCAAACGCTGACTTGGCTATGGTAGGCAGCATTTGATAAATGCCATTTCCAAGCACGGTTATAATTTGAATTGCCGAATCAATAAGCTGCGCCGCGTTATCGCTGATTTCCGTAACAAGCGTCTGCACGATGTTCACGGCAGACTGCGCCAGCTGCGGCAGGACGGTTTCAATCAAGCTCGGCAGCTCTGCCATAATGGGCGGGACAAGGCTCTCTATCAGCTTAGCGGCACCATTCAGGGCGACTTCTATGCGAGGGATGATGTTACTTGCCGCTGTACTTGCGCTATCAACAAAGTTGCTGATAAGCTTATCAAAATCGGCATTATCATCGGCAATTCCAGTTACAAGGTTTGACCACGCGGATTTTGTAGCATTTACACTTCCTTGGATTGTTGTTGATGCTTCCTTAGCGGTTGTACCAGTAATGCCCATTTCGTTTTGCACGTCATGGATAGCGCTAACAATATCAGAATAGCTGTCAATGCTGTATTTTGTGTAGTTCCCCTGTGCCGCGTTCAGTTTGTTTGCATCATCAAGTAAGCGCTGCATTTCTGTCTTTGTGCCGCCATAGCCGAGCTTAAGGTTATCAAGCATCGTATAATTTTGCTTGGCAAAACCGTTATACGCATCTTGGATAGAAGACATCGCCGTACCCATTTTATTTGAGTTATCGGCCATATCAGTAATAGCGGTGTTTGCCATATCGGCAGCTTTTGCCGTATCGCCGCCAAGGCTGTTTACAAGAGCAGCTGCAAACGATGTCGCCGTCTCCATATAATCATTGGCAGACAATCCAGCTGTTTTGTACGCATCTGCCGCATACTTTTGTACGGTGTCTGCGCTTGTTTTATACAGTGTTTCAACGCCACCAACAAGCTGCTCACATTCGGCATAGCCGTTTATAGCAAACCCTGTAAGTGCCGAAATGGCTCCGCCGACTGCAGTTACGGTTCCAGCCGTTATTTTTACAGCGCCCTTTGCAACCGTCTCCATACCGCTTCCAATTTTTGATAACATAGAGCCGGATTTTTCAAAAGCACCTGCAAGTCCCTTCGCGCCGGATTTTGCTTCTCCGAGCTGCTTCTCATATTCTTCTGTATTGAGGCTGATTTTTGCAAAAAGGTTAAATGCGTCTATTTTAACTCACCTCCCGAATTTTATTCTTTATGTGCGCTATTACTTCATCTGCCGTCCTAGTTTCTTCCGGTTTCGGGTTTATGATGTCCCAATAGCGCGGAGGTTTTTCCGCTGGCTGAATCACTCGCTTTGCCATCGCAAGTGCCAAGTCCGACATATAAACTTTATAATGCAGTTCTTCTAAGTCCTGCTTTATTCGATACGGTAACGCCGACACAAGCGCTTTGGCGCTCAGTTTCGGCATAGCAATCAGAGCTCTAATTACTCTTTCTGCCCCATACCGAATACAGATTTGAAAAAATCGACAAAATCCTTGTCGTTCAGCAGGGCTTTAACCTGTTCCAGCGTTTCCATCAATGGCTGCTTGCCGCACTCATCAGCGGGAACGCCATTAAACGGGGATAGCACCGTATACAGGTCTGCACGGTGTTCTTTCAGCACGATGGGCACAAATACCGCGATGCGGGAAATCCCAAAGCGGTAAATGTCCATCCTACTGTGATCGCCAGCAGGAAGAACAACCTGCATTTCCTTTACAAGATTTTCGTCGCCAGCTATTGCCTGCAGTGCCGGTGCTGCAATGCACATGGCGTCGCACGCTTCGTCGGTTGTCATAGCAGAAAGAATTTTCATTTTTTACTCCTGTTTATCGATACTATAGAAGATCATCGGCATTTCGTCCTGTGCGTCAATAGATACATGGCCTGTCAGCTCACAAGATATCTTGCCCTTGCCGCTCTTAGTGGTCTGCAGGCTGAATCCGCCGGTAGAAAGCGCGTTCTTCAACTGAATGGCTACACAACCGCCGTCTGCACGGTCACCAACCCACCAAATGTCGCTGAAATCGCTCTGCTTCAGATCGCGGCGCGGCGTAATCTTGTTGGTAGCAACGTCAGCAGCGCCCAGTGCAAGGCGGATGTTATCAGCGGAAGTGCCCAGTGCGGTAAAGGACATCTTGCACTCCCATCCATCCAGATGCTTCAGTTCCTTCATGTTGACAGGGCAGTTGTCTACGTCCTCGCCCAGATCGCTATAGGTCGGCACGCAAGTGGGATTGATGCCGCCGGTAGTGGCGCAGATAATATCAGTATCCTGCGGGGCTGCCACTGATGTAGGATTAAATGTTTTCAGCAGCACGCCAGCGTCCAACTGCATACCGCTGAACGTATCCTTAGGGATTACGGTAAATTTGCTCATTCTATCACCTCAAAAATGGCATAAATAATCGGCGGTAACATTCAGATACCGCCGTTTCACATTGTTGTTTGTTTCGTCTCGTAGCGCTTGGCACCAGGGCGAGCCTCGATGTAGCACGATGTACTCACCATTTCCCATATCGAGCACCGCGCCGCCTTCAAGCGCTTTGGAAATCTCATCCGCTTTGGCATTTGGCACTGCTTCCGATTCCGTGTAAAACCACAGATTCACAGTCAGAGAGACAGGCTCGCCGCCCCACGCATCAAAAACCGCATCATACGTAAGATAGGGGAATATCACATCTTCCGGGACAGACGTTGCCGCATACGCGGTAAGAAACTGCGAAAAGAACTGCTGTAACGTTGCACCTTTCGTCATTGCGGCAGCTCCTTTCTTTCGGCTGTAAACGATTTAAGTTCCCTCAGCATAGTCGATGCGCTTTTAGGGGCTTGCTTTTCTTCCGGGCGGCTCGTAACACGGTAAGTTGCGCCTGTCTGCAAGTCCCTGTAAAAGTCCCCATACTCAATAGGGATATCTTTCTTCACAAGCACGGTATACACGCTGTTAACGCCCTGCGCTTCGGCCACACGGGCTTGCATCGAATTATCCAACGCGGAATAATTCAAAAATGCAATGCCGTCTGCCCATACAGTAGTAAAACCGCCCTCGCCGTCTGGTGTGCGCTTTCTGTCCAGCAGGACGCATTTTGCGCCGAAATCATCAAGCAAACTCATAATGATACCTCACTTCACCGTTTGGCTCTCTATCGGCAATAACGCGGGCATTGTTTGCGTTTACGTACATTTCAACGATTTTCAAGCAACCCTCAGCCGTACATTTGTCGATGTTCATGCTAAGATTTACCGTAACATCAACGCCGGGTCTATTTGCTACCATTACAGTTTCCTCCACTTATTCAGCCGGGCAGAAAATGCACCGCGCCAGCCCTTGGCAGAGCCGCCCTGCGCGGCGTTGTCGCTCTTTAGGGTGTAACTATACCCCGCAAACGATTCGCTCTGAAAAGGGCTGTTTGCGGCGTTCTCGTACTGGTCGCGCCAGCTTTTGATTTCTTCGGAAAGCTTTATAAATGCAGGGGGAACACTTAAAGCCCAGATAGCTCCCTCAAATGTTTCGTCCTGCAGATAAAAGTTGCCATACTCGTAAACGCCGTCGTTAAAAACGCTGCCAACGATGCGGAAATATTGCCCATAAACAAGAAAAGGCAGCGCAATGCTGCCGTCCTTGACGGTAAAAGTGCCCAGATGTACGCCATTCGGCGCAACAAACCAGTTTCTACACTCTCGCATCAATTCTTCAAGCATTTCGCTGCCTCCTTATTACTTTTTGAACTTTGCCAGCACGACTTTGGCTTCGTTGGTCAGCGCCGCAACGTAGAACTCGTCAGCAGTGATCTCGGTGGAGCGGTTACGCGGCTTGCGCTCGGTCTCCACGTTGATATTGCGCTTGCGGTAGATGGTCAGGGCGGGCACATCGTCCTCAGTCTCGCTGTCCTCGTTCAGCTTGACGATGGGGCAAGCGTAGTAGGCGGCAGCAGCTGCCTTGACCTTATCGCCGACAATCAGTGCAGTAGCGCAATGCGGCTGGATGGTCGCCAGATGCTTTTTGGTGGCGGTTTCGGTGGTAGTATCAGCGACAATCTCAATGGTGCCGGTGCTGTTGTCCTTCTCATACTCGATAGAAGGAACCTTGCGGGATGCTACAACGCGGGTGTTGGCGATCTTGCCGATTTCGCCGGTGACAGCAACGCCGGCCTGATACTTGTCAGCGCTGATAAAGTCCGCATCCTTGCGCAGAGTAGCCATCTGCTTGGGGTTGATGAACATGACCTTGTCGCTGTTGATCTCCTCGTTGAACACGTCGATAGCGTCAACAACGCCGCTGTATTTGATAGCGGCGGCAGTGCCGTCATACACCAGCGTAGCGCCCTGCAAGGCTTCCATGCAGTCATTGTCGATTTTGGCAGCGATAGACAGCGCCAGCTGCGCGTTGGCTTCGCCAACAGGGTTGCCGTAGCCGGACAGCACAGCTTCATCGGTCAGGCCAACGCCCTTCATGGCCTTCTTGATTTTGTACTTCTTGTCCTTCGTGCTCATCTTGTCGATGTCAACGTCAACGCCCTCTGCAACGTCCTCTGCGTCGCCAATGTAACCGTAAGACGGCACAGTAATGGTATCGCCGGGCACGCCAGCAAGGGTGTCATCCATTTTCGCAAAAGGTGCCACGCGGATTTTGTCAGGAATTTTAGCCGAAATCATATCTGCCATGACTTCCGGGTCAATCAGGTCTGCGAGTTTGGTCAAAATAGTATCTGCCATGTGTTAATCTCCTTTTTCGGTTCCATTGACCAGTGTATTGTACTGGTCAGGGTCAGTTTTTTTGAGCTTCAAGCGGTCGGCATAGCCCATTTTTGCAAATGCTGCTGCATCAATAGAGCCTGCGCCTGCGCCGCTATTGCCTGCGGGCGGATTCGGTGTGTTTGCGCCCTGGGTGCTGGTTTTAACGATGTAGTCGCCGTAAGATTCTTTCAGGCTGGTTTCCAGCTTGTCAGAATCCTTGATAGCTCCTTTTTCGTCCAATTCCAGCTTGTCCAGCAGGCCATCGCCTTTGCAAAGTCGGGCAACAGACTGCAAGCGTTTGTCGGCAATGCCGACTTTTTTCAGGGCGGTCTCCAATGCCTTTTCTTTGGCAGCGGTAGTCTTTTCGGCGGCCACGCTGGTTTTGTAATCCTCAAAAGCCTTGTGCTCGGATTCATACTTTTCCTTGTAACCGTCATCGCCCTTTCCTTTCAGGTCGTCCAGTTCCTTTTGAACGCCGGGAAGTTTTTCCGCATCGGCTTTATAGCGGTCAATGTCCGCTTTCAGGCCATTCACGGTATCGGTGTGGGCCTCGATAATAGTGTCCTGCTGCTCTTCGGTCAGCCCCATACCTTTCAGCAGCTTGCGGGTAATTGCCATGTTGTTTTGCTCCTTTTCTTCGGTGCCGGTCCTTCGGCATTAGCATTTATTTAAAACAGCAGTTCTTCGCTGTTTTTGCGTATAAAAATAGCACCTGCCGCAAGTGCGGTAGATGCTAATAAAAAGAGCCGAGAGGCTTATTTGCCTTTCAGCTCTGCTTCGATGATTCTTTTGTACTGTTCGCCGTGCTCGGCAACGGCAGGCTTTATAAAAGGCTGTGCGCGTTGCCCGTGTGTCAGATGCCAATGGCCTTTTGCGTCTTTGTACACCCACGGCGTTTGGCGGCCACCCGGATAGTAAATACCCGTACCGCACTCAACATACACGCCGTATTCGCTGTTTGTGCCGATATATGCAGCCTTTTCGCCGTCGCTGACAGTATGTGTAATGCTGTTGCGTAGGTTGCCTGTGTCCACGGGGCATAGCTTTTTTGCGTACCCCTCACCGACAAGCCCGCACTTTTCCAGCGCCCGCTGGCAAGCAGCTTCCAACTCTTTGTAAACTTCAGCGCTGTGGTCTTCAAGTGTGATTTTCATCGTTTTCTAAGCGCATAACAACGCTATATTCATCCATAATATGGCATACCAGCGTTTTCCCAGTTCGCAGATTTTTGATGTCATCTTCTGTAATAATTACATCATCATATCCGAACATAGATATGTGCTTTTTTGCTTCATCAGCTGTGTCGTAAGCTGTAAACTTTTCACTTGATGTATCCCCTAAAAATCTTTTTATTGGGTTCATGGCTCTTACCTCCTACTTTTTAAGTGTGATTTTCATCGCTCAATTGCTTGCTCTTTCTTCCACCCCGCCCATTCCGCATAGGTCATATCTTTTACAAGCACAGATTCCCCCGTTTCGGGGTCTCTGGCGCGTCTGCCGCCGCTGCTTGTATCCTCGCCGTCAACCTCCGAAATTTGGGTGCATCGGCAATTGTACACGAGATAACCCGGTGCGGAACTGTCTCCCGGATACATAAGCTCGTAACCGTCAACCTTGAACGGCTTGTCAACGTCTACTGTCTGCCCATCAAGCATTGCATGCGCATGACGTGTGCGGTTATCCAGCGTTGCCAGCCATTGCTTTTTCAGCTTTATGCCCATGTCTTGTGCGGCGCGGTAAGTATCTAGCCGCCCCGCATTCTGCGCTCCTGTGACCGCCGTTCTGGCCGTTCTGATGGCGCTTGCGAGGCTCATATCCTGCATACGGTGTTGCAGGTCGTTTGCAATTTTCAGTATGCTTTTGCCTTGCAGGATGGAGCTTGTCACGCTGCCTGTAATCTGTTGCTTGCCGTACTTCAAATCAATGCCGCGCTGCAACGCCCGCTTTGGCGGGTAGTACGGCATAAGGTCAGGTTGTTCCACAATCAGACGTTTAACGGTCTGCTCATCCCACAGCGTAAAATCCGCTTTGTCAGAAACCTGTTCGATTTTGTAAGCTGCATAATTTCGGTTTAGGCTGTAAATGCCCGGCGTGGCGTCATTGACGTATGCCACAGCCGTTGCATTGGCCTCTGTGTATCTCTCTGCCACTTTATCGCGCAGGGCTTCAAAACGCTTTCCGCGCCCTATCTGCGCAAGCCGCCACTGCTTGTATTGCTGCTCGGTGATTTCTCCCGCATCGAGCTTTTCTTTCATGGCGGCATCGCGCTTCTCAAACTGCTCAAAATAGGCTTTCACCGTGTCGGTCAGTTCGTCAGCAGCTTCTTTATACAGCTTTGCGATGCGCTGTTCCAGCTCGGCGAGCTGTTTGTCTGTCAGTTTGTGGGCGTAATCAGGTTTTATCATTTTTTCTTAACTTTTATACCAAGTAGCCATGTGCCGCTTAGCTCTGAAGAAATGTTCGTTTTATAGCCTTTGTGTGTTTCCAGCAAAGCAAGATTTCGCCGTTCTGTTTTGGACATCTTTGACGCATCCACAAAAATCTGATTTCTTTTGTCAAATCCTTTTGTTACGGAATCCCTGTATTTATCAAGGTCAACACCGGATTGATATTTTACCCACGGAACAATGTCTTTTGCGGTCTTCAATGTCGGTGCGTTTATTTTTTCTTTCGTTACCTTTTTAAGCGTTTTTACAGGGTTGCCAAATCGGCTTTTAGGCTTATCTGCCCCGCCGCCCCTGCCGCTTCCAGAACCTCTACCGCCCATTTTTGCATCTCCTTTTTACTTGCTTATAATATGGCTGAATCCTCGTGACGTTCCAATCAAATTCTTCCGGGCATTTGCCGTACCACAAAATCTCACTGGGGTCAAGCCTTGCCAATGCCGCCCGAACGCCTTTTTCAAACAACGCTTGATTCTGCTTGCCTTTCTGCGTTCCAACGCTGGAAATCGCCACAATCGACTGTTGCGGTTCACCGTCAAAGCACCAATCGTAGCTTTGCTCATTGCTCCAACATAAGGTTGGCACAACGTGAATCCCGCATTGCTGCCAGTATGCCGCCAGCCAGTGCTTGCGATAGTGATTGTATATCTGCATAGCAAGCGGCATATCCGTATACATTGAGAAATCAGGCGCACACACAGCGCCAAATTTTCGCAGCAGCGGAATGTACTTGTCCGGCTGATTCCACACCCTTTGGAATTGATAATCATCCACGAAAAAGTGAATGCCTTTTGTTGCGCAGTCCGTACAGGTTTTAGCAAAGTTGAACGGAATCCATTCCAGATGCCGCACATCAATGTGTTCCGGCTGGATAATAGGCGCATCGTATTTGCCAACGCCTAAAAAGTTGGCTTTGTCGAGGTTTTCAAAATTCAACATCTTGTCATCCCTCGCCTTCGGTCGTGCGGTCTATCTCCTCTGCCGCCTTTCGCCGCATCAAATCCTCGTACTGGTCTGCATCGCCGTTAATGGTCAGGAGTTTTCTAGTTGTGTACTCAGCGTCGTAGTATTCTGCGCCGAGAAGCACGGTCTGCGCCTCTTCCTGCTTATTGATAATCTGGTTGCGCGTGTAAGTTGGTTCATCATCAAGCCCAGCAATTTCCAAAATTCCCTTAATGCAGCGCGAAACCCAGCTCTCAAATTTGTCTGTTTTCAAATCCAACGGAACATAACTTGCCTTAATAGCTGTTGCCGTCTGGTTGCCCGCGCTTACGGCAGATGCGTCAAACGCCTGAAAATCCGTGTACAGCTTTTTGGTCAGCATGTCAATGGTGGCTTGCGTGCCCTGAAACGGCGCTTCAATACTTTGCGGTGTGGCTTTTGCGCCCTCGTCGCCATCTGCATGGGCAACGTGTGTGGTTTTAAGTCGCTCCACAAACTTTGCATCATCAATTTCATCCATGCCGCCGCAGTTTGTCAGCACCCAATAGATGAGGTTGCCCTCATCCACATTGTTTACCATATTGCTGCTGGCAAGGTCGAGCGCGTCAACGGTGTTTTTTCTGCCGCACAGTTCGCTGCGTGCCAGTTCACCGTTTTTCAGCGGGATAATGGGAAATCCGGGATAATTCTCGCCGTCATAAATCTCTGTGCCGTCAATCTCCGAGTACCGCACTTTCAGCTTGTACGGAAGTTTCCCGTTCAAACTGCGCACTTCACCGTTGCGCGGCTTGATGTAGTTAGTGTAACCGTCCATCTCGTACAGAGTTGCCCGCAGCGGCTTGTCCGGGTCAATCTGCCAGAACCGGATTCCAGCTTTTAGTGCGCCATCTTCTTCATCATATAACGGCACAAACTGCTCCGGCGCGAACACCTGAATATGGTCAAGATTCCAGAATACAAAAGACTGCCCACCAATCAACGCATGGCGGGCAGCATCCATAATATTTTCATCAAACGTAGCGCCAAGTGCCTTTTTTGTGGCCTCACTGTTAAACGCAACGCCGTTGCCCAGCAGGTAAGAAACTTCCTGATCTACAACAAATCCAAAAAACTTGCTGGCAATCTTGTGGTTTGCTGTGTACATATCGGGATGCGCTTTTCCCTCAAGGTCGTACACCATTTTTTCGTAGCGGTTGATTGTGGGATTTTCGCCCCAATAGTACAGCTTTGCATCCAGCATGTCCCGCGTCTTTTTCTGGCCTTTAAAATCGTTGATGGTGTCAAACACAAACCCCATGCGGGAACGTTCATCTTCACCGACCGCCACAAAGTCTTGATATGTTCTGATTTTCCCTCACCGCCTATCTGTAAATGCTTTGATACTTCATTGCCGTATTGTCTCCGGCTTTGTTCGCTGTGCTTTCCATCCCATAACGCACTGCGTCAATGTGATGGTTGTTCAAATCCGGGTAGCCTTCCAGCACTTCCCCCGTCTTGCTGTCTCGCTCGTACTCGTACTCGCTGAATTCCTTTGCTGTGTCCGGGCAACGTTCTGGGTCAATGACAATAGCTTCCAGCATTTGCAGCCACTTTGTGCCGTATCGAACCGATTTCGGCCCCTTGCGGGCGGGGAATGTCTTTACTCCGTACTTGTTATAGTCCGCAATAGATTTCGGCTCAGCACTATCCGCGCAGACTTTGTCCTCGCGCGTCAGCCCTCTATCCAAAAGCAGCTGCGCGGTGTCTCGGTTGCTGGTTCTGCGCCGTGTCAGTTCATCAAAGATGTACAGTGTTCGACGTGCCGCGTCATAGTGCATAGCATTGTATGCCCACGGGTCAGGGTACCAGCCCCAGTCCACGCCGCGTTTGATGCGGTCAAAGCTGGCAATCTGTCCATCGGTGATTTTCTCAATGCGCAGATTCTCAAATACTGCCGTGCCGCTGCCGACAACCTCGCCAAGATACTCATGCCGGTATGCTGTTTCGTTTGTGCGCTCCAAATATTCCGCATCGGCCAGAAACCGCTCTCCGAGCCATTCTGCGGGCGTCGTTTTATAGGTAGAATGATGTATCAGCTTTCCCGGCCGCGCTTTCAGAGCGTACCCGTTCGCCCAGTTCCGCGCCATTGCAGGCGGGTTGAAGCTATTGAACGTGATGAACCAATCACCGCCGCGCAGGCAGGACTGCTCCACGTTTCGGATTTGCTCTTCACCGTCAAACTGGTCAAGCTCTTCAAACCACGCAATCCCGATGTACCCGAACGGCATCTTGATTGACTTGACCTTGCCGGGGTCGTCCATACCAAAAAAAAGCACCTTTTGCCCAGTTGGCAAATAGGTGCATTCCATCGGGCTGACCGTGCAGCGAAAACGGTCGCGCAGTCCGAGTTCGTTTATCGCCCAAACGATTTGAGCATATACGCTTGTGCGCAGTGTGTTGCCGACCTTGCGGAACACTGCTGCGTGGCATTGCGGATGCTTTATCAGCTGCAAAATCAGCTCTATGCTTATATAGCTGGATTTTGTACTACCGCGCCCGCCCTTTGCGACAAGCTCTTTTACATTGCCCGCCTTGATTTCGCGGTGAACTTCCCTAAAGCAAGGGGAAACCATATCCGACAATTTACAAGTCATCTATGATTTGCACCCCACTATCTTCTTTCTGTTCCGGCGCATCGCTCTGCCCCAAATACTGTTTGCCAAGCCAAATTGCCATATTTGCGTTTTTTTCAGCTAGCTTCCATTGTCTGCGACGCAGCGATATTTTCCCGACACCGCGCTTTTGCTTGAAAATCTCCGAAAAATTCATTTTATAGGTTCGTTTGCACCACGATTCCAGCGTATCAGAGCAAACACCAAACCATCCGCAGATTTCATCAAGTGTGCATTGCAATCCGCACAGGCTTTCAAACTGCTCTTTGTCTATATTCTTTTTGGGTCTGCCCGTGCGAGCCATTATCTCACCCTTTCACTCGTTTTTCTTTGATTATGCACGAACATTTAGGCTCTTTTGCCCACTTTTTGAAAAGATACTGCATCTGTGAATCAATCTTTTCTTTATCTTTCACAAGAACGCCAACCTTAAACGGTGTCAATATGTGCTTAAAATATGAAGTCCCTGCTTCTACTTGCGATTTAATGCAGTTGCTTCTACTTCTCATCCCGCAGCTGTAAATATTGCCGTATAGCTTACGCATATGCTCGCCTCGCTTCACACCAGCCTGAGCATACGCCTTTCTGCATCCCGTAAGATCTTTGTTTTTTGCTTGCCCTGTCTTGCTATACCGCAAAGGTGCAACCTGAACGGATGGAATACCCATTTGCTTGAGTTTAAGGCGAAACTCGACGTCGTCCTCAAAATCTCCTTGGAACAGATCCGGACACCTGTCTACATCCAGCGCAAAGCAACTATATACAAACCTTTCCGACAAGTATCCTGCCGAATCTGTATACGGATTCGCAACTCCTGCAAGATTGCATCCAGCCATTGCTGCATTTGTATTTTCCAACACGGTGACCAGCGTATCCACAAAATCATCAAGCATTCCGTCTTTGCTTTGCGCTCTATAACGTTTGTCTATACCGTCAGCGCCTTTTCTTGCATAGCCGATTTCAAGAAATTTGATGTTATCATCTAACTGGACAAGGTATCTGTACCCGTGTTCTCTGGCATATTTAATCGCATAGCTGCGGTTCATTGGGGCATACCACGCATTATCACTTGTCTTTGCAACTGACTTGTACCATTCTTCGTATTCCTTAGGTACGTTTACAATTTCCCATTCAGTATCATATCCTTCGGAATTATTCGAGATTATAATATGCGGATATTCCGTTTTATTCTTTTCAGTCGGACGTTGCTGTTTCGTCCCTGGGCGCTTCCCCGAGATTTCCACTATCAGTGTTTTCTCTTTCATCCTGCATACCCTCCCAATATTTTTGCAGGCGTTCCAGCTTTTCTTTGCTGTCACTTTTGAAAACAGCCTCGTACATTACGCCGAACTCGTTGTTTTCCACTGCTGCCTTGTCGCTTTCATCAAGGGTATTGTCAAACAGCCCCCCCCAATTCAAAACCAGTAAACAGAGCGTCATCGTCAAACGCATCAAGTTCATCCAGCTCTTGCAGCAACTTTTTATTGTCCCAAATTGCGGCATCTGAAACTTTATTGTCAGCAAGCCGAAACGCCTTGATTTTCTCTGGAGTGAGGTCGTCCGCAATCACGCACGGAACCTCTTTCAGTTTCAGTTCCTGCGCTGCCTTATATCGTGTATGCCCGCATACAATTTCTCCGTCTGCTGCAATCACAATCGGAACTTTGAAACCATACGCTTCAATGCTTTTTGCGACTGCCGCTGCTGCCTTGTCATTGATTCTTGGGTTGTTTTCGTATGGATGAATTTCTTCCAGCGATTTCATCACAACTTGCATAACTTCCTCCTTTATGCAAAACAAAAAGCCCACACAATTTGTGCAGGCTTATATCCCCCTAAACCCCTTTGCGCCGGAGGAAAAGCGCGTTCCCGCCCTACCGGTTTATGCTGTGCCGGTCTCACCCGTTGCGGGTAGCAAATCCGCAACGCTTTTTGATTCCCTGTATTGTCCGCACAGGGCTGGCGGGCGTCATTTGTATACCGCACAGTCCTGCGGTGTTCGGCGGTATTTATACCCGCGCCCCTATCCGCAGTTGAAGTTTGTTTTCGCACTTCACTGTGCTGGCAAAAGTTTTCAGGCTCTCACAGTCCTGTTGCGCCTCGCCATCGCGCCGCGCTCCGTATCGGCTTGCCGCTTTGCTTACAGCGTTTAGGTTATCTATCGCGTTTTGCCTGCGCCGGGCTTTCACCGGTGGGAGCGACCCAGCTTTCGCCAACAGCAGGATTTGAACCCGCAACTAAACCCGCAGCTATGCTGTCATGAGGCCCGGCTTTACCAGTTAAGCTATGTTGACATATAAGGCTCATGCTTTCTGCCTTGCAAGTTTCTTTGGCAAGCCATGCCAGCATAAGCCTGTTCAGAACCCGCCACATGTTACGCACTGTCAGTAGGCGCATGGCGGTTGCCTAACGGGGAACACATTTGCCGCGTCCGGCCCTGCTACCTTTACCCGTATCATCGGCCTTGGAGCCACCGGCTGGAATTGAACCAGCATCTACCGATTACAAAACGGTTGCTCTTCCGTTAAGCTACAGTGGCATGTGCGGCTTACCGTTTGCACGGTCATTGTCATCGTTTGTGAGGTATGCCGCGCACGCTCACACAGACTAGGAGCTACCCATTCATCTGGCACGGGTGGAAGGTCTTGACCCCTCATCTTGCGGTTTTGGAGACCGCAGTTCTGCATTGAACTACACCCGCATAAGCCCCCGCAGGTTGCGCACTGTTAGTAGGCGTGCTGGTGGGTGCCTATCTGGCTACCCCGACAAGCGTACCTGACGGGTAACCCCGGTCAAGCGTACCTGCCGGATATATAGCCAGAGTCATCGGCGTTGGAGCCGCACATAGGTCTCACACCATTTCTACGCGGTCGCTTCTAAGCGTAGCGCCCTTATCTTGCGATTGGCTATGCGGCATATAAAATGCCGGTCTTTCCCGGCTGCCAGCTATAAGAATAGGAGAATTGAAACAATAAAGAAAAGAGGTTTTAGCAATGTCGTAGGCTGTCCCGTTCCTACATCATCCAGCATATCTATAATAACAGATTAAAAGTGAACTGGAGTGCACAGATTTTCAATTGCAGCGCGGTGTAATTTTTTTGCCCATCGCTCGGAAATATTTAGATTTATCGCAATTTTCCACCAATACGGTGTGCCGACAATATACCGCTCCCGCAAAACGTCCCGCTGCATTTGGTCTTGCACAGAGTTTATTACGGTTTCAATTTCTTCCCTTTGCATCTCGGTGTCAATAATCTGCTTGTATAGAGCTTCTTGACGCTCCATGATTCTGCAAACGGCATCCTCGATTTTATTTTTACCGCCAGCAGACACCACAACGGGGGATAATGCTTTAGTTGTCGCTGCTGCTCGTTCACGTTCGCTCTGTATCTGCTGGCGCAGCTGTCGTTCATGATTCCTGCTGCGTTGGTATCTCCACAGCCACGTTTTCTTTTGGTTGAATTCTTCTCGGGTCATTGTTTCTCCTTTCTTCCACTTTCATGCAGCGCGGCAGCGTGCAAATATTGCCATTTTCCCACTCGCATGTCGCGCAAAGATGTTTGCGGGCGTATTCATCAACTAGTTGCTGTTTTGTCATGGGGTCACCTCCGGGGGTTTAGGGAGCGGCATCCAATGGGTGACGGCGGTCCCGTTAAATTTTCTTTCTTTTCCGTAGTGAAATATCGCTTGAAATCCATCTCCGATATTGCAAAAACACAATACATACTCGTCTTTTTCCGGCAGCCTGTCTTTAACGCTTATCCAATGCGCCGTAGTCCGCAGAGATTCTGGGTCGATGGTTGGCGCGGCATCAATAGCTTCAAGCACTTTTCTACAACCCTCGCCGTAGAAATAAGCAGCTGTTTTGCCTGATCGAATCCCTTTGGTGATTGGGCACGTTGCATTGAACACTTCAAATTTTTCAGCATCAATTAGCCGCATTGTCTTTTCCCTCCCATTTATCACAACCATCGTCCACGAAGTCAGCACAAAACTGGCTGTCTGCGTTAAAACAGACTCCATTATATTCTTCCCACCAGCGGCAAGTGCTGCAAGCCTTTAAAATCGGCTGGCTTGCGCCGTGGATAGGGCATCCTATTGTCATGTTCATTTTTCCCCTCCGTGTGTATGCTCCATGCTGATATCTTCTTTTCGCTGTTGCGTTGCTTCGCGGCCAGCAGATACGCCCAGGGCGTAGAATACAACAAACATGGCGGCAAGCGCTGCACCGCCGATGATATTTGCTATGATGGTCATTCGGATACCTCCTCTAGTTGCTCGTTCTAAGGTTTTTTAGCATATCATCTGTTAAGTACAAAGCATATCCGGCATATCTGTCCCAGTATGTGCCGTCCTCGTAGATCCTGCGCTCGTAGTAGTATTCTATATAACTATGGTCTTTTTCTGATTTTCGCATCGTTACTAAATCCATACGGTATTCTTTATCAATGATGTTGTCTCCATCATGAACGCCGTAGCATATATAATCTTGGTGGCCATGTACACCGCCATAGCCATTTGTAAGCATTTCAGTAGTGACATAAGCATATACGATTTCTTGCTGGGCAGAGACCGTTTTTGTTTCTACGATAGGATTTTCTTTGAATGGGAATTTCAGGATAATTAGAACGCCCAGAACGGTTATACAAAATGTTGCCAATAGTGCTTTCTTCATTCTGACACCTCTTCTACATACGCCATGTTCTGGCGCAGATTGAGCGATTTCGGATTTAGAATACAAGCCAGGGCGACAGCACCGCCGTTGCACGCACCGTAGTTGTACAGCAGACCATCCGTGTCCATAGTGCGAACGACGCTCGATTCCCCCGCGTCGGAATCCATATCACCACAGCCCAAAGGCGTGGCAGTCCAAATCAATCTTTCTCCGTCGTAGTGTGGGATGAACTCGCGGTACTTGCGATACTCGTCGCAAGTCAAGATAAAAACGGCGTCTTTCACCGTTCCATAGGCGCGGTCTCCGTTGTCTGCAACAAGGTCAACAATATGTGGCAGCAGACCTTTACCACCAAAAACAGCGTTCGCCATATCAGATAGAATCCCACGCACATTGCTGGTGCGGTAGTTATTCCAGTTGCCTTTTTCATCAGCGAATTTATCACTTGGGCAGAACTTTACATCTTTTGCCCACGGCTTTGCCATAATTGCCAGCACGCCGCCGTCAGGGTGATTCGGGTCAAGGCAGACCCACTCAAAATTCTTGAACATGAAGTGTTCGCCTGGGCGCAGGGTTGTAATGTTAGTCATTGTCAAGCACCTTCTTTCCCTTTGCATCGTAGCGCGTATTCCACTGAGCGATTTGGTCAGCTCCAACAATGCCACGGAGGCTCAGCAAACAACTGTTTTGCGGATGACACCAGATAGTGCTGGGCGCTTCGTTTTCTAGGAAGACACCACAGAACGGGCAAGGCTTTAGTTCGATATCATCATCATCAATAAACGTTACCATTGTCGGTTACCTCCGTGAGCCAGTATTTGCGGTAGCAGTCGTCGCAGCCTTTTCCATTTGTGCATCCAATGCTTTCATCAATGGTGCAAGGTTTAATACATAAAATTCCATTATCTTCATCTATTGTTGCATTAGGAAACAACTTCAAGAACTCACTCTGACGGGTCTTGACGGGGTGGTCTTTTGCCCATTGCTCAACTTTTGAAACCGTTTCCTCAATGCTTTCAACTAAACCGCCGTCGATCCTAACCATGTTCATGACCATGCACACGCCCTCTTTACAAACAGGACATTCCCTGCAGCTTTGATTTTCGCATAATCTGTTTACCGTCTTGAAAAATTCAACTGCGTCCATTACAATACCTCCAATCTCAAAATTTCATCCCATATGATTTTGTCATACCCGCGCTGCACATACTGGCCGTAGGATATGTCCAGCGCGGCGGCTTCTCTTACGCATTGTTCAATGGATTTGATGCGGGGTTTCAGTGCTGCCTTTTTATCCGGCTTCTTTGCCTGCATGGCGGAAATAACGCCTTGCTGCTGCGCTTTCTTTTTTTCGTAGTTCAGCTTCGCCTTTTGCTTTGCTTTTTCTTTTATGCAAGCATCGCAAAACCGCTTGCAGGGCTGCACGTCCCACATCATCTTGCCGCATTTCTCGCAGAATTTAGATACTGTCATAGCGGCTCCTCCGTCTTTTTGGCATCAATGCCGATGCCCTGTAGTGTTACCTGTGCCCAAAGGTCTGCAAGCTGTTCGTTGCGGTACTCATTGTATTTGTCGGCCACCGGGCCGGTCATGTAATTCTGGATTCTGACTAAGGTCCTGGGCGACAGGCCGGCCTGATAGCAGGCCAGCAGGCATAGATATGTCGCCCGCGTGGCAATGTCGTTGCGCTCTTTCATTACCGCTTCATAGGCGCGGGATTGAATGTCCTTGATTTTTTCTTCGGCATATTCGTCAACGGCTTTCTGCAATGCCGGGGTAGGGTGTAGTCTTGCTTTCACGTCTTTCAACTCTTTCCTGTTTTGTATAATCCGTATTTTCTGACATCGCGGCGGATTTTGATTCCGCGCTCTGCATCTGCCGCGTCCGCTGCGGCATCTGCAAGCCGCTGTGCGCGGATTTTCTCAAATATGGCCGCATACTCGCCGTAGCGATTGCAAGCGCTGTGGCAGTGCGAATGGCGGTCTGGGCAGTCTTTACAGGGGCTGGTCATCGTCCGACATCTCCTCGATAAAAATTTCTGTGCGTGGATTGGCTTTGTCGTACAGTACGCGGGAGCCGTCCACGCTGGCAATGATGGTGTTATTGTCGTCTGCAAGGATTTTGGCGGATACAAGCGTGTCATGGCAGGCTTCGAGCAAGTTCGTCAGATCTACGCGGCGGCGGGTTGGCATGTAGAACACCGCAGCAACGCGATAGCGTCCCGCCAGCGGGGCTTTCGGCTTTGGGGTGAGATACCACATCGCGGCCTGTTCGTACTTCTTGTACTGCTTGCTGGGGGCGATGAACGGCTTGCCGGTGCGGTGGTTGGTAAGTATCTGCTGGGAGTTCTTTTTGGTGATAGGGGGCAGGGAGATTATGTATTTTTGTATCACGGTACAATCTCCTTTACTTTCGCGTAGTACTTCTCGCTGTACCATATGTCCGGCAGGCGGGGATTTTGGGTAAAACCTGCCTTTTGCAGCTCCTTTTCGGCTTCCGTCTGCGTATGGTAGTTGCCAGAGGAATGTCGGACATCGCCGGTAGAGCGGGAGTATACGATAATCTCAAAACGGTTCATGCTCTTTCATTCTCTCTGCCATTTCGGCGTAAATCTGGTATATGATGAACAATTGAGCGGCAGAACCGATAAGTTCCTGTGCTTCATTCAAAAAATCAAGTGCTTTATTGTAAGCTACTGTGCTGAATCTTTCGCAAAACTCTTTATCGGTAAATTTATCGTGCATGTTTTTCTACCTCACAAAATAGATGAAATGGTTTTACCCACACAAAATCCAGTTGGCCGCAGGCACCGTGCCGGTTTTTTACTACCTCTATCACGGTGTCCCCATCGGTGGGCGGGTTGATTTCTTGCGTTTCCCGGTTTTTAGTGTACATGCCGGGGTTGATAGCGATTATCATATCTGCATCATGCTCGATAGTCGCGGAGCCGAACATGTCCGACATTTTAATCATGCCCGTATCGGCGGCTCTTGCGGCCTGTACGAGCTCGATAATGCAGATGTGATATTTCATGGCAAGCTGCTTTAAACCCCGTGTGAGGGCTGCCAGCTCGTCGTTACGCTTTTCTTTAGCGTTTGGCGGTGCAACAAGGCCCAGATGGTCAATAACGACTACTTCCGGCTTACGTTCTTTGATCGTGGTTTCTACATCGGCAAGGCTGGTCATGCTGGAATCATCCAGAATCAGGCGGTACTTGCTTTTCAGGTGATCTGCTGCCTCCCGGATGGCGGATTCTTCCTCCGGCGTCAGGCGATGGTTTGTGATACGGGTGCTGTCTATCTGTGCCCAGCGTGAGAAGATGGCGGTATAAAGCTGTTCGCGGCTCATCTCCATGGATTGATACAGCGTCAGCGCGTTTTGTGAGATCTGGCAGGCCATCTGCAAAGCCAGCGTGGATTTGCCCTTGCCAGGGCGGGCAGCAATTACGGTAACGCCATTGCGGGCAAGCCCGCCGGTCATGGTGTCCAGGCTGCCAAACCCGGTCTGGATACTGTCGCTTGGTTTTTTCATCCAGGAAAGGAACGCATCAATGCCATCGGCAAAATCTTTTGCGCTGCGCTCCTTCTGGTGGGCCATGATGTACTGCTGGCGTTCCGCAATGTGGAACAGCGCAGCGCTCATTTCATCGGCATCACCATCATCGGTCAGCAACTTTGTTAATGCCGCTGTCAGCTCACGCTTTCTCCATCCGTCCATAACGCAGTTGATATAGGTGTTGTAGCCTGATATTGATGGAACCGTTTCAAAGCACTGCATGGCGAGCACTTTTGTGTCGTCATCGCATTTGGAAATAACCGATACCGTATCAGCCGTATGGCCTTTATCGGCCATATCCTTGCAAAGCAGAAAGATATTCCCGAGCGCTTTCAGCTCAAACATTTTGTAGGTCAGGGAAGAAAAAGCATCGTCCTGCAATTCCGGTTTCATAAGCATAATGCCGATAACAGCTTTTTCCGCTACGATGGTATTCATGCTTTTGCCTCCTCCCATCCCACGATTTTCGGGACAACTCCATTCATCCGTTCTTCAAACGTGTACTCACGGTCAAACACAGGCCGCAGGTTATCAGTAGAGCGGACAGTAGTAGGCGGCTGGGATGCTTCATCCTGCCAGCGCTTTTGATTCAACCATGTAGACGGGTTTGGGATGTACTTGCCATTCTCACGCTGCCACTGGTCAGTGGTCTTGAGGTACTCAAGGCTGGACAAGATTGCGGACAGGGTGGATTCATCCGGCACAAGCTTTTCAAATTTTTTACGGGCATCTGCCTTGCCGACCTTCTTTGGGTAAGCTGCCCAGAAACGGTCAAAGGAAGGGGAATCCGCGTCAACCCCCGTGGGGGGTATAGGGGGTATTTCTTTATTTCTTACCTTCTTAGTATTAGAGGGTTTGTTGCTCGTTTGTTGCTCGTTTGTTGCTGGATTGTTAGAGTCTTTGTTGATTGCCTGATAATCGGCATAATTATTTATCGTGTAAACGGTGAATTTTGACGTTGCGTTCTTTGTTACTTCGTTTGTTGAAATTAGCTTGCCTAAAGCAGTACGAATTTGTTGCGTTGTCAGGCCAAGCTTTACGCTCATTTCCTTGACTGTTGTAACAACTTGGCCGCGTTCCAGCGGGATACCACGATAAAATTTATCCTCATAGCTGGCAATCAGCAGCAGGTGAATAAACACGTCCTTTGTGGGGCCGTCATCATACCAGCCCCATTCGAGCATTTTTCTGTACAGCTTGATGAAGCCCTCATTTGCCATTTTTCAACACTCCATGTAATACTCGGCATAGCTGACTTTTTCGCCGTAGCGGTTCTTGCTGCTTGCCGTTCGCTTTTGGATGGGTACGCCGCGCTTTTTCAGATCATTGATGCGGGAAGCAAGGCGGTAGATTCCGTACTCCTGCATGGCCTGTGCAGCGGTCAAGCTGCCGCCGCTCTCTAAGTGGCGAAGGATTCTATCACATTGTGTCACGGTGCATCACCTGCCTTTCTTTCAAAAATTAAAAGGGGAGGTCGCCCTCGTCATCGTCAATCGGGGCGTAGTCTGCAGCGGGTTCGCCCTGCGTGCGCTGTGAGTGGGCTGCGGGGCGCTGTGCAGCGTTCTGCGGGGTGGGGCTAGTACTTTCCTTACTGCCGCAGAAATTCGCGTTCTGGGCCACGATTTCGGTCGCTGTGCGGTTCTGGCCGCTCTTGTCCTGATACTGGCGGGTCTGTAAGCGGCCATCAATGGCGATCAGCGCACCTTTGGGGAAGTATTTGCAGACAAACTCTGCGGTTTTGCCCCAGGCAGTAACGTCCAGCCAGTTTGTCTGGCTCTGGCCGCTGGCATCCTTATAGCCGGAATCGTTGGCGATGCGGAAAGAACAGACGGATTTACCGCTGTTCGTGGTTTTGAGTTCCGGCGATGCAGCGAGTCTTCCGATAATAGCAACAACATTAAGCATAACTTTCTACCTTCTTTTTGTGATAATATGTGGTTTTATCGATGCCGGCCATTTTGCAGGCCTCAGTTACGGTAACTCCAGATTTTATAAGATTGTCAATCTCTGATAAATCAACGCTTTTGTAACGCGGGTGATTTAACCTTGTTTTCAAACGCTCTTTAGCAGCCTTTGAAATCTTACTTTTTCTTTCGTCAGAGAATTTTTTACCGGAGTTGTGAAGAATTGTGTGCGCAGACGTAGACAGCATACACAAATTCTCGATTCGGTTATCGTCCTTTTTGCCATTAATGTGATGGATGCAATAGCCTTTTGGAATTTCAACCCCGGTTTCCTTTTCAAAGATATAAATGTGTTCGAGTACCATCCCATTTTTGTCAGCGCGGTGAAAATCCGGGGCATAAATAATCTTGTAGCCTTTTGCTGTATATCTCGGGGCGTGGTTAAAATTCCTTTTACGTTGACCAGCAGAACGATTGGCGCTAATGGAATGTGCAGAACGTTTTAAACCTATTTTTCTGGCTTTTTTGCAAATGCCAAGGAGAGTGCGGTTCGGGAATATCTTGACAAGTTCTTCATTTGTGTACGAGCTATAATACTTCTTTAGGTTTGTAAGCTCAGCCTCTTCCCAAGATGGGTCTTTCATAGATTAGTCCTCCGTAATATCGAGATAGTTTTTGTAAAAGCGGCTGCGAAAATCTGCCACCGTCCAGTGATAGTAGGCCATTGCATGGCGTTGGCCATCTTGTTCAAGCCACAGCCGCGTAGCGGCACAGTTATGTACAGCATCAGGCGCGTTTCTATGGCAATCTGCACACAGAGGAACCCAAAGCCCGTATTGCTTGCTTTTATCGCGGCGGCCATTGTACTTGCTTCCGCTGCCAAAAAAGATTTCATGACGCTCGGTCGGTTTCCATTGCTGGCATTTGTAGCATTTAAACCCATCAATTGGCATAATAGATGGCGCATAACCGTTTCGGTCAAGCTGAATGCCGTATTCATTGTGCGTCGGTCGGCGCATCGTCTGTCAGTCCTTTCAGTTTTGCGATTTCTTCCGGGGTCATGGTGGGAATGCTCTGCTGTTGGCATTCCTGCACAATCAGTTCAATCAGGCGGTGCATCTGAGATGTATCAAACACGCTGGAACCGTACCAGCATTGCAGGGTGTAGAACGCACCCTGCGGGGTTGCCATTTCGTCCAACTTATGCACCTGCCAGCCATCGCCTTTTGCTTCCCAGCCGACCTTAAACGCCTTAGCTGCGGGGGCTGAAATGGTGATAATAGCAGAGCTGCCTCCGATGTCGCGTATCAAATCGCGGTAGATGTCCAGTACAGGGCGGTTGATTTTGGCGGCAAGCTGATTCATGAGCGTCCAAGCATAAGCGTTGGCAGACAGGCTGCGCTTTTGTGAGGCCGTGCCGATGACGGCGGCAAGGGGTTTGTTTTCGTCGATGACAGCACGGACCTTATCGCAGTCAGATGTGGAACATTCCAGCGTGATTGTGTTGCCGATAACAACGGCCTGTTTGATGGAGATTTGTTGCTTCATTTTCTGTGTTCAAACTCCTTTGCAACGCTGCGCCAATCATCATCGGTGAAGTCCTTAAACAACTTGCCAATAAAGGTCTTTGCTTCTGTTTGGACTGTCTTTTTGTCCTTACCAGTTCGCTGTGCATATCCTGCCAGCGCAGTTGTTGCCATGTCCTTTACGACCTGTGCGGTAACTTCTGGCGCTGCTGTGACAGGCTGCGGTTCTTCTTCATAGCGCTCTTTAAATTCATCTGCTTCACTGTCGGAATAGATGCCGTCAAACGCAAGTTTGCAGATTTTTAAAACAACACGGTCAAACAAACGTTTGTATGCCATTGCATAAGGGTACGCATTCTTGCAATTTTGAGCGGATGCCTCGCCGACCTCGTACAAACCTTGCTCATTATTGGCATAGGTAAATACAAGGGAATTTCCATAGCCGGACTTATCAACGGAAACGCAATCCGGGTTAAACTTGTCCTTCTCAGGAAGATTGTCATTTATTTTCAGACAAGCGTTGTGGCTGATTATCAATCCCGTGTACATCATCTTTCCGGTTTTTGTCTCATTCATAAGAATCCAAAAATCAGACTCCTTGAGGTATTTGCGATCTTCAAGGGTTTTTAATGCTTTTTCACGGCTTGCTCGATACTTTGCACTCTGAATTACAGGAATTTCTTGTCGTGATTTGAGCGAATACTCATATTCCTTCTCGCCAAACATCAGATAGCTTCTCCTTCCGGGTCTGGTGTGGTCGTGTGGATGCGGTAGCATTCTGCCGGGCAGGTGTGCTCCAGCGGTACAGGGCGGACGATGGGAACCTCGATTTTCAGCCCTGCGTAGGGGGTGTTAAGGGATACGTAACGCTTCTTCGACGTGCCATAAACGCGGCTGCCGGTAAAGGATGCGATGGCGTACAAATCGTTGGGGTAGTAAGCGGAAACGATGCCGTTGTTGTTGCATGCAAAAAATCGTGCATCGGGCTGTTTAAGGGCCTTTGCGGCTGCAGCAGCAGCGGAAAGTTGTTCAAATAAATTCATTGGGTTCCTCCTGTTCGTCCTGCCATTCCCAGGCATTGACTTCTATAATGCAGTTCTCGCAGCCGAGAATCTCGTTGCCCTGACGGTACAGGGTTTCACATTCATAGCCGCAGATTGGGCAGATGGGGCAGTTATCATCTGCGGGCGGAAAGGGGTTATCTTGATGGCCCCAAAAGCTGGTCATTCGGACACCTCCACAAGCTCGCCGTTTTTCAGCTTGTACCAGGTATCGGACTTGATGTTTTCACCGTCAACTTTAAAGCACTGCACATCTTTACGATGCCAGTTAAATTTCTCGTCGCTTTCCCATTCTGCAATCACAATCCAGCATCCTAAAGCGCCTTTAGCTTTACTATTAATGCCGAGCGCAGCAGCAACGCTTTCCGTGCCTGTAGCAGATGCCGCGCCCTGAGTGCCTGTAGCAGATGCCGCGCCCTGAGTGCCTGTAGCAGATGCCGCGCCCCGCCAGCCTGTAGCAGATGCCGCGCCCTGAGTGCCTGTAGCAGATGCCGCGCCCTGGTCGCCTGTAGCAGATGCCGCGCCCCGCCAGCCTGTAGCAGATGCCGCGCCCTGAGTG